CTCGCCGTCCAGTCGAACCCGCAGTCGACGCCGGAGGACATCCAGACGGCGCTGTCGATGCTCCAGCGGCGCGCCGAACTCGCCGCCGTCGCGGCGCAGAAGCGCACCGACGAGCGCGCCGCCGCCGACCTCGCCGCAGCGACCGCCGCCCTCGCCGACGAGCCGGCCCAGGAGCCGACCGAGCCGACGGAGCCGACCGAGACCGCCGAGCCGACGGGCTCCACCGAGGCTGCCACCGGTGCGACGGCGAACACGCCGGCCGTCACCACGCAGATGGGCCTCACGCCCACGGCCCCCGCCGCTCCGGCGGCCCCGACGCGTCGCGGCGCCTCGACCTACCTGCGCGCCACGAACGGCGAGTCGTTCGAGTCGTGGGCCGCGCTGGCCGCCGAGGCCCTCAGCGTCGCCGAGGCGTCGTTCGGTGCGCAGAAGAAGATCGAGGTCGCCCGCATCCAGGGCGAGTACCCCGAGGACCGTCAGCTCGGCGCCTCGCGGGCCCTGCGCGCCGAGGTGCTGAACCGGCTCACCGACGACGACGAGCTGACCGCGGCGTACTGCGCCCCGGCGACGCCGTACTACGGGATCTCGTGCATGAACACGAACCGTCGCCCGGTGTTCAACAGCCTCCCCGGCTTCCAGGAGACGCGGATGCGCGTCTCGATCATGCCCTCCCCGTCGCTGTCGGACATCACCGGCGGCTACGGCATCTGGGAGGACACGGACGACGACAACCCGTCGGCGATCAAGGACTGCGCCGAGATCATCTGCGGCTCGCCCACCGAGTACAAGATGTACGGCATCTGGCGCTGCCTGAAGGTGAAGAACCTGACGGCGATGAGCTACCCCGAGCTGGTCGAGGCGTTCCTCAACCGGCTCGCGGCGGCGCAGGCCCGGCTCGCCGAGACGACCCTGCTCGAGGCCATGGCCGCCGGCTGCACGTCGATCGACGGCCGCCTCCTCGGCTACGGCGGCGCGACGTCGATCCTCACCCAGATCATGGAGTACCTGGCCCTGTACCAGGAGACCCAGCGCTGGGACCTGCCGAACGGCGTCGACGGGTGGGCGCACCGCATCTACCTGACGGCGATCAAGGTCGACATCGCCCGTCGCCGGCAGACCGACGGCAAGCCGCCCCGCATCGTCTCCGACGACGAGGTGAACCGCATGTTCGCCGACGTCGGCGTCAACATGCACTGGTTCA